CCAGTTGGCTGACTGAGTTTTGGATTATTTATATAAATACCGTTATTTCGCATATGATATGCATTGGCAACAGTAAGATCCTGTGAAGCATTTCTTGTTCCGATTGAATCAAATGTTGCTATTGTTGTGCATTCATTTGCAGTTACAATGGTATCAGAACCAGCTCCAACAACTTTATAAAGTGCAAGTCTAAAATTAGAAGATGCCCCACTGTTATAAGAATGATAAAACTCAATCCTTATTTTTCTTGGAACACCGGCTGTTAAATTGACCGTGCTACTTTGAAGTCTTGTATTTGATTCATAAGTATTCCACTTATTTAAAATAAGTGCATCATCAAGATATAGCCTTACTCCTCCGCCAGTAATATAAATAACTAAGTTTTGATTTCCACTTGCCAACGGAATATAATAGCCATCAATAACGCCATTGTAATAATCTGAATAAACTGTTTCATTTGTCCCAGTAAACGAATAATCTACCAATTGAACAGCATTTGAAGAGTTTGATGAAATATTTTTAGAAAGTGCAACAAATGATGGGCTAACAAATCTTGTCTCCCCAAGAGCCAAATCCATCTTTGTCAATTGTCGATCTAAAGCATCAGCCAATATATCTTTAACAGAAATGTCTTTTTTATTTGATGGCATTCCCCAAAATCTTGCCCGTAATCCATTGGATGGGATAATATCATTTCCACTTCTATCAATAGTTTCTTCTTTAAATGAATAACTGGCTATTGCGCCTCTTTCAAGAGCGCCTTGAGAATATGTGCTTAATTTTTCAATATCCGCTTGAGGGAAGTTTGATCTCATCAATAGATTTTTTACTGCATCTCCGACATACGAATTCTGTAAAAGAAAACCATATTTGATTGTTTTTTCAACCAAATACTTAGTCCAATCCTGCATCGTTGCTCCAACCGTCATGGATGATGAAGCAGTATTCCATTCATCAATATAATATGTTCCATTTTTTACATATTCATACACTTCAAACTTTACAGAAGATAGTGAGCTGTGAGATGTAGCCGTTGTCCCAGCATAACCGCGTTCAACAACATTTAATGTATCTGGGAGCGTTACACCGGAGCACAAGATAAGCTCCTCAGATTGAGTTCCCTTATCTAAAATAACAACAAAATAATTTCCAACGCCGCCAGATGGGAATACCGTAGTGTCATTAATTATTAAACTAGTTGTTGTTGAATTTGCATTGGCTGTTAAGAATGTATCAAGATAAACATTATCTATGTAATCATCAGATGGCTTCTTAATTCTCCAACCTGAATAGATATTGACTTTTAACTCTTTTTTAAGATACTTGCCATAATCTGAATTATTATCAAAGATATTGAATTTTTTAGTTGTATTATCAAATTCAACAGATGCAGTCCCCATCTCACTGCCGCCAATCGGCAGACTTGTCTCATGCACATCCCTAGTCCTATTGAGCGACATTGAAATTACATAATCGCTCATATCTTCTTCATACAGTGGAACAACTTCTTGTATCCGTGCATTATCTGATGGGTTGCGAGTGCTATGAACAACAACTCTTATTTTTGCTATATTTTGTGTAGATAAAGCAGGTGATAAAATGTGTTCTTTATAATATGTATTTAATGGAATTAAATCGCTAAAAGATACAACAACATTATTAGATGCATCATAAGCGTAAATTGTATAATTTGCTATTCTTCCATAATATTCAGATGTAACAATCTTTATCTTATTTACTTTTCTAGCTGTAAATGTAGCTTCAATATATGGATCTGTAATAAATCCATATCCTGTATATGTTCCATGCAAAGAAGCGTTGCTTTGACTACCAGACCACCACCCAAACTCTAAATTGCCGCCAACCTGTGTATTTGCAAGATCTGTCGTTATTAAAGATGGCATGGTGTACCAAGTGCCATCTGCCTTTATAACATCGCCATCCTTGTCCTTAGCGCCTGCTACACCCCATGTAAACGATTGCCTTTCAATGCCATTAAAAGCCTCAGAAGCTGAGAAGTAGAACCCAATTTCGGGGTATGAAGTATTAGCATGAGCGCTGTTAGTCGTCACAGCAAGATTATCAAGATGGCGACTATCTAACCAAGTCACTACTACTTTTGGCTTAATCTTTTGTGCCTTAGCCGCAATAGCGGTATTAAAGTCTGATGACAGGTCTTTATTGTATTGATCAACTGTAATCATCAGACCTCCTCAAGTGAAAGTGAGCAATCAAAATAGTATACATCATCAACCAAGTCTCTTCTTATAAGATTCTCAGAATAATTAATTATAAAAACATCTACATTTTCTTCTGTATATGGCGTTGTACCGTTTTCATCTTGCTTAACTATTGTAAGCGTATGAACATCTCCATCTTTTGATTTTTTCTTAATAAAATTACGAGATGCTCTTAAGTCAACTGTTTTAGTTTCATAATTTGGTATAAATCGCCACTGCAGATTAAAGACTCTTTTACCGCCTGCTAAAGATGCAGTATTTTTATAATACCTTGATGTATCACCCTGCCAATTGTTATTTTCTATATATATCGGAGCAACTGCAACATCAAGCTGTCTATTTTGATTTGTAAGAGGTGTACCATCAAGCATTAGAAGTGTTCTAATAAGGCTAAAGTCTGCAGTAATTGAATCACTAAACCTTATTGCTTGAGCAATAATATTTGTATTGCTGAATATTGTAATTTTTGCAGAAACAAGAACAATATCCCCAGCAACTGTGAGATTTACATTACCACTCATTGAAGAGCTTATAAACTTAATTAATCCACTTAGAGCTGTGAGATTTGATGTTGCAGATATTGAAGAAATTCCAAAGGCAGTCTTTGACATTGCTACTGCAATATTGGAATCCCCAGTTGTAGATACCGATGCCAAAGCTATCTTGAATATAGAAACTGAAGCATTTGAATTTGCTTGGATCGCAGATTGAGCAAATGCAATCCCTGCTCCAGTAACTGTAAGATTTGATGTTGCAGATATTGAGCATTCCGCAAGTTTTACTCTTGTTCCAAGAGTTAATGTAGCTCCATCGCAAACTATGTTTGCCGAAGCATACGCAATCTTTACTATTGATATAGAAGTATTTGAATTGGCATCAATTTGTGATAAAACAAATGCAATCTTTTGTGATTGAACAACAACATTTGATTCAATCTGAATTGAGGCGGTAATTGCTCGATAATCATCTGGGGTGAAGAAATCTATACCGCTAGAAAATGGATCAGAAAAACTAAAGATACTATTAGACGACATATTTATGCCTCAACCAGAGTCATATTGACATTATAATAAGCACATTGATTTGGAATATCCCGGCGAATCAATGTCTCAGAATAAGAATCAATATAAACATTTGTATTATAAAAAGGCTCAGATGGGTCAAGCTTTATTGATAATGGTAGACTTGATGGCGTTCGTGCTAATTGAAGCAAATAATCTCTTGCCTTTCTACCATCAATAGTTTTCTCATGAGAATTTGGCAAATATTGAAAAGATAAGCTGTATGAATATTTATTGTTTTTAATAAATCTTCTTTTATTCCCATTAGCAAGTTCTGAGGAAACAGAATTAATTCTAAATCCTCCATCAAATACACGACCATGTTCAGTAATTTCTTGTCCATTTATGACAATCAAATGAGTAATTCCTGGCTGTTGATTTTGTATCGTCATTACAATCCCTGATTAATACCGCTGTAACTTGTGAATGTTCTGGATTCAAGACCAGCCGCTTTTTGATTTCTAGGGACAACATTCACATTGTATTCTTTCATCATTGACTTAAACCACTCTTCTTGACCAATAAAGTTTTCAACCTGAATATTGACAGTGCTAACGCTATTAACTGCTACACCCCCCACCGATGGAGTAGAAGATCGCGGGGTGCTAAATCTTGATGGAACATATCCACCCATCTTGTATTGTGGAATGCGATAATTATTTAATTTTGTTAATGTAGCAATGCCAAGCCTTTTAACTGCTGCAGCATTAAGAACAAATTCTCCACCGTGTAAAATAGCAGGAATTGCAGTTGACATTGAGCCCACTACTGGACCACCAGTTGCATAACCACGAAGTCCTTTAAGGGCTTGGATTCGTGAAAACGCATCTGCGCTTCTTGTGCCATAAATTGGTCTTACAAGAGGTGAAAGCTGTCCAGTTCTAATTAGCATCTCCTCGTATCTATCTGCAGTAGTAAAACTTCTTGTTTCACCAGTAGTAGTTCCAGATCCAGCAGCATTCTTTGCAGCTTCTGCAGCAGCATCAATAGCAGCTTTTAGTTCAATCCACTTCTTTATGGCTGGGTCAAGCAATCCAAGCATTTTATTGCGCAATTCTTCATTGTATTTAAGAGTCTTTTCAAATTCGCGCTTAATTGTTTCATTGCCATCAGCAATTGCATCTGCAAATACTTTTGTTGGATCTGAATCTGCGAACGCTTTTTCAAATGGTGTAATAAATGCTGTTTTTACTTCAGAAAGTAATGTTGTAAATATACCAAGAACTTCTGTCTTGAATGTACCTGTTTCGCCACTAATACCACCAGTTATTTCACCATATTTTTCAATAATTTCGGGAGCTGATGTTTCAAATTTGCCGCCAATATCAACAAGCATTCCAAGCGTAATTCCAATGACAGAATCAGACATCTGCTTGGTAACGCCAAGGAATGTGTTATCTGCTTCTGATCCAAGACCGTATTTAGCTTGAGCAAGACCAACTAATTCATCAAGAGGTCCAGCAAATGCACCAAGGGCTTTTCCGAAATCATCAACAGTATTCGGCATACGCTCAGCAATTGTTGTGCTAAATTTCTCAAACATCTTTCCGAATTCAAGATTATTATTATCAGCATATTGCGTTGAAAGATTTCTCAATTCCATTAACTGAGCTTCATATTGTTCTATTGTGACTGGAGCAATTCTAGTAATATGTTCTGCGGCATCTTGGAATTTCTCCATTGATTCATCAAAGAATCGACCAGCCAATTCACGGGCTTCATTAATTGCTTCTCTAAGCGCTTGAAGGTTTTCTTTTGCTAAGTCTTTTCTTCTTGATTCATCTAATGATGCCAACTCTTGGTTTGATTCCCTAGCAGCGTTGATTTCATCCAAATCCATAAGTCTTGCATCGTCAATACGACCTTCATAAATAGCCAATGCGCGATTTCTTACATATTGTTGCTGTCTCAAAGAAGCATCATCAATAA